GCCTTGCATAAATTGTGGCATGAAATTATCTATAAAATTCTCTATATCTATGTAATAAAGATTGCTATTCATCCGATATGTATGTTAAAGTTTTGATCGTGTTAGTTGGGTAGTCAAAATAACCATCAAGTCCATGGTTCGCAGCCATTGCTAAATATCCGGAGTAAGCTGTATAGCTCTCTCTGGTGGTTGCTAGGATATCTGTATATGGTACTGCTGCATATCTTGCTTCGGCTGCATCGCATATCACATCAACCACTCCGGTGGCTTCCTGGATCGCATCTGTTAATGCTGATATTCTTAATTCTGAATTAAAAGGTAATGTTTGTATGAAATCTGTTATTGCTGTTTCTACTGGTTTTGTGCCGGTATCGGATAGTAGCTCTCCATCTGAGTTTAAAACTTGGGGATCGTAAACAATTGTATATGCCAGCTTCAAATCATCAGCTGCTTCGCTTATTAAGTTTACTTGCGTTCCAGCCGGCAGCACTCCGTCTTCTGCATATTGTGTGCTTTGTCCTACTAAGTAATATTGAAGGGCTGTCTTTTCATCTATATCTAGTGCAGCTCTGCTTCCTTCTTCGCCTTTTGCCACTTTTATTGTTACTATTCTGCTATTTACCACTGCAGCGGCTTGGGTGACTATCTGTTTTGTAGTGTCGATTGTTTCATATCCGTATTGGCTTCCATCCCATATTAATTCATCTCCGTATTGAAATGCTTTTGTAATATCTATAATCCATGGGATCTGTCCTACTCTGGATCTCTCTATTAATGTTGATACTTCTGATTTGAAAGTGTCATATAATGTTTCCTGGTAATATATCGCATAAGCCTGGACATAAGCGAATAGTCGCCATATTGCTACTTTTGACGTGCTTAAACTTCTGAGGATCGTGTTTGCTAATAATTTAAAATTCGTAAAATTGTATAAACTTTCCCAGTTTTCTGGGTTTGGCAGTAATTCATTAAAGTCGCTATCACTTTCTTTTGCTGCGATGATATCCTCGTATATTTCTTTTAGTGTTCTTGCCATGGTTTAATTCATTGAGTAATGTGAAATATAATAAATATAAATATTTAGCTCCTCATCTATCCTGTCACAAATGCAGGGGTTAGGAGGAGGAGGCACCTCTATGTCCTGGTTTTGGNTTNGCATATAGGTTTTGTACTTTATCGATTACGCTTTTGGGTTTCACTTTGAATCCGAATTTTTGCTCTATCTCATCTGGATCTAGGTCGAAATATTTTGCTAAAACATCAACGGCTTTTATTTTTTCATCGAACGATATTGTTTCTGCATTCTCAAATTTAAATATCTTGTCTGCAAATCGTTTGTCATTGTATGATTCTACAATTCTCGGTATAAGCTCATTGTTTATTGTGTCTTCAATATCGGAGCAGTAACTTCCTGCAAATATATGAAGTAATCGTTCTCCTGCTTCGCTGGACCCGACGTAGCTTTTTTCGTCAAACACTCCGATTGCTCCAGCTATGTTTTTTGATATTTCATTGTTAGCAAATTTCAAATTCTCCAAAAATACGGTTACTGTTCCGGAGTTGTCGCTTGCACTTAGCAGCTGGATCTCATCATCGGTGTTTGCTACCATCCACATATTGTTGCCCATATTCGTGAATGCGTTTTCTAGGTTTTTCCTTCTCTTTGGATCGTCTACTTCTGTTTTTCCTACTCTGAAAGGGATTCCGAATTGTTCGCCATATCTCCACCAGTAAATCATCATATGCTTTTTCCCCAGTACTAATGGTGCGACGTGGTCCATCACTCCGAGCTCCTCATTTGATTTTACTACGATAAAATATTTTTTTAGCTCCTCATCATCTAGGTCCCATGTATTTAATTTGGCGCCTGGTCCGCTGGAATAAAAAAGTGATTTCTTTATCTGGTTATATTGTGGTATGTAGTATTCTCGTTTTATCTGGGTGATTTCCTTAAATCCTTCATCCCAATCTCCCAGCTGAATCACTGAATATGGATATAGCTCTCCATCTACGATCCAATCCATCAAATTTTTCACCCACTTTGCTGTGAATATTTTAGTAAGCTCTTCATCAACATCTCCATCTTGATCGGTTATCACCCACTTTTTTGCTTTGATTTGTTTTTTGATCGCTCTTGAAATTCCGGATAAATGCGCATCAATCATAACGTCGTCATATACTCTGATCAAATCTTCCCAGTCCGGGGCTAACGTATCCAAGGCTGTTAGTCGTGCATCTGACCAGTTCTCTATATCTTGTCCTATTGCTTCTAATGGATAATAGTCTATTTTGCTGGCAATATCTGCACTCTCTGGCATGTTTGCCTTATTCATGATAGTTCCTACGTATCGGCTTATGTATTGCTTTGAATAGTTTTTCATTAATAGTCTAGGTTTCGTTTTGTTTCGGTACCATATGAGAAGTGTCCTCTTGCGTTATCATCATCTCCATTTTCGTCGGCATATAATGGAAGGATCACCGTATCTTGTCCGGAGTTGATTCTATTTAGGTGTGTTTCTGCTGCATTTTTTTTATCTACTATCCAGTCTGGGATGGTCCTGGGATTGATGTGTGGCATCATATTCTCCAGTGCTAAATATAAGCAGTAATTTTTTATCAGTTTGTTTCTGGAATCTCCAGCTGTGAAATATTCAGTATTGTCTGGGTTATTTCCTTTCCCTGCTTTTATGCAGTAATAAAATGAATATGTATCTGCTATCACTTTAAAGTAATCGGTTTCTGTTGGTAGATTCCCTTGGCTGGTTTGCTTTGCTTCGTATATCTTATTCTCGTAGCTGGTCCTTTCTCCTGTTAAATAAACTTTTGATCCTAAATAGGCAGGCTCCATGTAAATCACTAAATCGTTTACTGCATAATCTGCTGAAATATCAAACGTATTAACATCTATAAATATCTGGTCAGGATCGTATCTATTCTGGATCTTCGATTTTACATATTCAATTGCGTAGTCGATGCTTTCATTTAGTATTTCTGTGGGGGTGGCTACTTCATCAGACAAAACTGTATTTATGTCATCTGTATGAAATATTTTATTAAAGTCTCGCTCTATTAGGTACATAGGCTATTGATTTTATACAAAGTTAGTGATTCTATATTATTTTACAATTTTATTTATTATTTCTTTTAAACATTTATTAATGGTCGAGGTTACTAAGCATGATTTGGTCCTGGTATGTTCTACCCATCATTATGATTCCTTTATTGAATTCGTGTACATCGATGTTGCCTACCAGATGGTTTTCTTCAACAAATTCATTGACCATTATTTGGATCTCTTTAATTTTTGCTGGTGTGATTTCCTTGTTATCCAATAAAGCCAGCTTTGTTTTCAATCTATGAAAGCTGGTCAGCACTGTTTCGTGCTTTTCTTTAAAGCTCCTGATCTTTGCTTCAATGCTTGAGTATTTATTTCTTTTTTCTATTCCTGTTTCTTTTTTCTTTTGATGATTTAGTAGTATTACTTTTCCCATGATATTATTTATTTTATGATTAATAATTTATTTTGGTTCGTTTATTTATATCGTTTAATATTTTCTGTTAGTGATTTCTCCTCCGGTTGAATATCTATTCTCTGCTATTGAAAATCTGTTTTTAAATCTCCTAAAATATTCANTCCATGCTTTTGATAGTAAATATCTTTTGTTATCTGAGAAGTGCCCATATTGCTCATAGCTGATTTTCGTTCTCTGGTCCGTTATCCTTTTTTTCAGCACTCCTCCGGTTGCATCTCTTTTGGTCATTACGTAGTCATTGATCGATTCTTTATTCTCCTCATCTATTTCTATGCATAGGTCAAGGTAGTTATCTGAATAAACAGCATTTATAAAATCTCCGGATATTGCTACTGGTGGGTTGCTGGATGGGATCCTTTTATTTACGGAGTGGCTTGCTCTTAATGTATCATAGAATATATCTATAAAACTTCGCTTTGTTTCGTCTATTGTGTTTTTTGCTGATGAGGTTTGATCTCCGTATAAATATACGCTGTTGTCGTGTCCTATTGATTCTAGGTATTTGCTTACTAATTTTGCCGCTCTGGCTGCTGTGTTATCTGGTTCCCGGGCTGCAATTTCATATATTTGTCGTGCTGTTTTTCCCTCATTGCTAAA